TATTAGTTTTTTTTCCGATCCCCTTCTACAATTTTTATTAAGTGGAACATAACATTCCCAAAGATGATCCTCACAACATTTTGTTTTTGATCCATCGTGAAAAGTTATCTCATATATATTTTTTTTCCCTTGTGGAAATACTCCTATAACAGTAGAGATAGCACCTTTGGGGATTATTACCTCATCCCCGACTTTAATGTCTTTCATTAAAGTCCAACCAGAAGGAGTTAGAATTTTAGAGCTAAGAGGTTGCGCTTTTCCACTGCCTGGCACACCATGAGCAACAATGTGTTTACCTTCATCGTAAATATCAAAAAATCTTTCTTGATTGTCTGTAAGAGGTTCTAATTCAATCAAAGATTGAAGTGTAATTTCTGGTGCCTGTTTCCGATGTTTAATATTGGAAAAAGTTTGACTATGATTCTTGTTTTTATGTCGCATTAGATTTGAATTTGTGATTGAGAGGCTCCGGCCTTTTTAACTTTTGTCATTACTTCCTTCCAGCCAGGATGTGATTTAAAAATCTTATCTTGCATTTCTCCCACTTCACCTGAGTTCGGGCAGGTTGATGGGTCAGACCAATCGCGTTGCCAAAGAGGGTTATCTTTTTTCCACTGATCCCAATCGTGAACACTCATTGTAACTTCTTTCTGTTCACCGGTTTCAGAATGAATTATTGGATATGTTGCCAAATTAATTCTCCATTTTATATAAACGTATTTATTCTAATGTAATACTAGGAGCATCTTCACATTCAATACAATCAATACATTCAATCATGTTTGGATTACTTTTAATAAAATCTTCAAATTCCTCTTTGGTAAGAAGAATTTTAAAAATATGACCAGTTAAATGATCTTTAATACACCAGGTTTTCATTTTACCTCAAGGAGACAGCCTTGCTTTATGTAGACGTTTTTCTTCATAATATCTCCAAACATTTGGCGCCCATCTTTCAAGAAGAGGTGCAAATTGTTCTGTGAGTGCTTGAATTTCTAGTTGAGCATCCATCTTCGCTCTCAAATCCATAATATGGAGAACAGAACGTAGATTAAAAGATACCACAAAGTTTTGACGGATTGCTTGTGCGAGATAATCACGAATGTGTTCTTCACACATTCCTTTGTCATATTTTACAGCATAACGTTTGCAACCTTCAAGGATAAAATTAAGTTCATCTCGGTAATCTTCTTCTGTCCAATCATACTTCTTACCATAACGATTCACATAGAATCCAGGAGGACGAACATAAAAAACATCTTCTGGTTTAAGCTCTCCACTTGCAACTTTAACGACACGCTTACCAGTATATCGTTGAGATTGAACATCAAACGTCACACCCACTCTATGGGTTCTTGCTTGCATTGCAACATTATGAACATACCCAGAAACAGAGAAAGTTATGCCAGGATGCTCTAGGGGGCCCCAATGTCCTTTCTCATTACTCAAGAGACGTTCTACAATCCACTCTCCACAATTTGATGAGTTTGGGATATTCTGTGTATGAATGGGTGTCTCAGAATAGTCACATTTTGCGGCTTGATAAATGACTTGTTCTGGAATTGGATAACATTGAAGCATTACCACTTCAAGATTTTTATCAAGTTCAAGAAGATCTTTTGCTTTAATAGGTTTCATTCTGTTTCAACCTCCCAGGTATCTTTTTCTTTTTTACGAAGTTTTTTTAGTTCCTTATACATATCCTTAATTTGTTGATATGCTTCTTCGGGGGAAATTTTATTGCTTATCTCCATTGAAGCAATAAGAGCACACTTGTCGCCAAAACGAGCAAGGGCTCTTTCAAATTCAGTAAGAGTGTTGTACATCAATCGTCAAAATTGGGGTCATAAATTTCATCATAATCATCAATAGGAAGATTTTGGTATGTGTATTCTGGTACTTCCTGGAGAAGGCTTTTTTCTGATTTTTGCTCTTGTTGTGTCTCCTTTTTAAGAGCATCCACCAGTAATTCCATATTGAATAGAATCATTTTAACACGCTCAGCGTCCATAAAAACTCCTTTATTTATTGTTTATTCTATAAGAAAAGAGCCTTGAAGTCAAGACTCTATGTGACAGTCAAACAGTTGTCATTCACCGCTGAATGTCTTGAATTTTGTAATCGGTTGGTTTAAGTTCTTTAATTAAAAACTCACATCCAACTTCTGGCTTGGCATCACCACAACAGAATAGATCAATTGCGGCAGTTCCATTCTCGGGGAAAGAATGAATAGACAAATGACTCTCAGATAAAAGAACTATTGCTGTTACACCCTGAGGTTCAAATTTATGTGAAATTGTTTGTAAAATTGTAGCTCCGCTTAAAATGGCTGCTTCTTCAAGCAGCCGAATAATAAGAGCCTCATCATCTAGAAGCTCAAATGAACAACCATATAGGTTTAGTAGATAATGACGGCCCATATTTTCTTAGGTATTGATAGTAGTGGGGGGATCTTCGGCAACTTCCGAAAGTAGTTTACTTACAACGGTTTCCGTCCCGTTGACAACGTTTAAATGATAAAAATTAGATTTCATGTACTTTTTGATTTTTTTATACTTTTTAAGTAACTTATCAACCTCATCAACGTTAAGAGTTACCTTAACATTATTATTAAATCCGCTCATCTTTTTTTCTTTCCTTCTGGGGCGGTATATCCCCATAGTTTAGGATTACGAGTTCCATAACCAAAATCTATTTTTTGCACACAATTAGGTCCAAATTTGTCATAATATAAATCAAAGATGTCAGCCATTTTACGACCACGACAAACATCTAAAAATTTTTGGTCATTCAATTTATACCAAACAAGATAACCATCAGAAGGTAGATTTTTATCTTTTGCGATTTCTAAGGTTGTGGCATCAAAAATTAGCTCACAACTATACCGTTTTGGTAATGTCTTTTTTTCTTCTTCGGACCATTTGTGCATTATTTTTCCTCTCAAACTCGGTTCCCCCATTGAATTTGGGGGTAAGCCTCTTGAACTAATTCAAAGGCTATTGGGTATTTATCTGTTAGTTTTTTGTCTTTTACAAGAACAACAATCTCTGCTTCTCTTGGATGAAGAGCCTGAACCATATTGATAAAAATCGTCTCTCTGCGAATGTTGCTCAATTCTGCATTACCACCAACAAGAAAATTGTAGAATTTAGTGTACTCATTTCTAATTGTGGTTCGTGCATTTGAGCCAAGCCTTTCGGATAGGCGGTCACCCTTTTGTTTTTCAATCGTTTCACTTAAGGTGTCATTACCAACACCAAGCTCTTCCATAGCAGCATAAGGGACCGTTCCTTCAGGAAGAGCAGAACGAATAGATGGGTCAAATTGCCAGATGAATAGGGCAAGAAGAGCCGGGGTTTCATACTCTTTAAGAGACTCAAGTTTTTTGGCTTTTGTCCTTTGAGAGATAACATAATCTAAGATTTCAAACATAAAGCAATTTTGAGCATCTGGCTTTACAATTGCTTTTTTAGTTTGGGTTGTTTTTTTAGTTGTGGTTTGTGTCATAATCACTCATAGATTTCTTTTACTTATTCATCATCTTCTTCGTCACCAAAATCGCTATCCTCCAAAAATTCCGTCCCTTCAAAAGTTACGGTTAGTAAATCCCCAGCCATTACCTTACCTTCATCATCAAAAATTTCTGGATGTGAACTATAATTTGGAGTATTATATTGAAGATATAAATGTCCTAGGTATCCAACGATGCCACCTACAATAAAAAATAGTATGGTAAGCAGAATGCTGAATGCGACTGAAAATGCGACCATTGGAGTACTCCTTATTTTTGTTTGGGTTTTATAAAGAACTCAAACCGAAGATGAATCTCTTTAGAAAAAAATGGAAGAATCTTGGAAAGAGTTAGACTGAATGACCTTTGTTCCCTCCCTTTTTTTCTTTTATTCCTTCGGAGTATTAACTCCTCTCCTCTATTTAGAGGAGGTTGCCTTGGCTTTTGGTTTTCGTTTGGACTTTGCATTTTTATCTTTAATATATTTTTTTGCGTCGTCAATAAAGCCGTAAAGATAATTACGTATTTTACGTGCCTGAGGTTTTGGGAGATATCCGTAAGCTTCTCGGATTAGTTTGTTTAGCTCACTATTGCCACCTTCAAGGTAAATGTCTAAATCTTGAACGACTTCTATAATATTTTGTTTTGTAACACTATTAAGAAACGATTGTGCGTCCACCCTACGGGCATTTTTAGCTCTTAAGTAAGTGTAAAAGTTCAAAATAAACTTTCCTTCCATAAAAGCAAAATCTATTGCTTTTTCTACATCTGTAAGATATTCTTCCATCAGATGATGTTATTTTCTCGTAGATACTTAACGCTGTCTGTACATCCACCAAGTTTTTGTTCTCCTAAAAGAACCTGCGGAAAGGTAGAGCCTTCCCCAAACAAATCATAAAAGTCATTTCGGTTAAAATCTACATCAAGAACCTTTTCAATATAAGAAAGATTTTTCATTTCCAACACTTGTTTGATTTTGATGCAGAAAGGACAACCGGGTTTGCTGTATACAGTAAAATTCATAAGTCTTCCATAATAATTTAAAAAATTTATTGAACCGGATTCACAACATAAGAAAGAGACCGAACAAAAAGTTCTGAGAATCTTTCTTGTTTTTCTGTTGCTACCGATGCTGGGTATTCCGAAATGGCTTTACGAAGAATATCCATCTCATTCCATTCTTCTTGGGTCATTTCTTTTGCCATAATGTTCTGAAGTGCTGACATTATTTAGGTAAATCTTTAAACGTTTGCATTATTTCATCAAATTTAAGAAGACTATCAATGTCCTTAATAAGTTTAGAGATTGAACTAATCACATAAGATTCTTCACTCCGAGACGAAAATGCCAGGGCTTCCCGAAGATGTGTTTCGGCTTCCTTAAGAGATCCCTCAACAGTTTTAGAAATAGACATTTACGTAAGCTCCTGTTTTGCTGTTTTTTTACTCAAAATAAACGCATCTCCATCTTGTTCCCAAGCAAGAATATCACCTTCTTTCCATTCCAATTTTTCAATCAAATCTCCTGGAAATGTAATGTATAGTTCTTTACTCGCTGGATCTTCTTCTACACTAGCATACGCAACATAGTATGGATCTGTAAACCTTTGTTGAGGATGATTCACAATTACCTCTTTCCAAGCGCAATCAAATTTATCAGTACATTCGCCATAAAAAATTTTAAACACCTGTTTAAGGGCAATTGCCGTATCTGAATTTTGAGATACACCCATTTTTTCCAAAAGTTTTTCAAAAATAAACTCAAACTGAATCATAGATTGCTCCAGACTATTCAGAGCTTCCCATGACTTGTCATAATGTCGTTTAATCATAATTTATTTTGAACTTCAATAAGTTTATCAGATGATTTTAGTTTTGATTGGGAGAGGTAGTCGGTTTATGAACTGTCTCTAAAGCGGTGCAATTTACAAAAATTGGTTGAGTTTCCTTTGGAATCAAATGAGTTCTGACCACACCAAATATAATAAAAATATTACAAATGACAGCCTGTAGAACAATAACAGTTCTAATGAACGCTATTGTATCAGCTTCTGTATTATTCTTACCTTGTTTTTCTCCGATGGAATAACACCATAACCGCCAGAGAGTATTTTTTTTAGGTTTCAAATGGATGTACTATTGGTGGTTTATGTTTTATTTGTTTTTTTAAAAATTCTTTAGCTGAGTCTAAATCAAAGAACTTCATTAATTTGGGGAAAAAATCTACCTCATAAAAACACCAAAAAATAAAAAATTTTTTATATTGAGGAATAAAAATTCTCACTCCGGTTACATCTGTTTTTTCTAAAATTCTATACATCATTGAAAAAAATCGTCCAATGTTGTTTTTGGTTGTGTATCTGAGATTGTATAAGAACCTTTTTTAAGATTATAACGTTTAATGTATGATTTTAAATGCTCCATACAAGTAAACCAACACTTTTTAAGTTCTTGAGTATGTTTTCCCTCCGAATGATTTAAAGAATAAGGGAACATCACATGAAATGGAGGAACAGACAAATCTACCGGTTCGGCTTTTA